TCTCCTACTTTTTTCGACAAGGAACACTTCAAAGCACCACCCGCATTAGGAGTTTTATAAACAATGTTAACAAAATAATTTTTAAGAGGGTCCAAGCCGGTAAAACGTTGAACAATTTTATTTTGTGTTTTATACTCAGAGATTGCAAGAGAAGACCAGTTAAGGTCTAAATAATATCCTGACGTTTCAGAATCAGTAACTAATTTTGTTGTGGATGAATAATTGTGGTGCCCATACTCCCATCCTGGAAGATTCCACAAGGTGACACCTCGAATGTAGTACAAAGCGTAGTCGTTAAGAACTCCATCTGCTTGAATTCGAAGTTTATAGGTGCGGTCAGTTAAGGACGCTCTAGGCCTAATGCTTGTTGAAATAAATTGCCACCCATCAGAAGGGGAAGAGCTCACGCCTGCCGATAAGGAGACTCCCGCACCCCAATCCCCTTTTAAAAGGTCTCCGTCTAGTTTGGTTTCAAATTGATACCTGTCAGTAGTGGCAGTATCCGTCAATGAAATATTTAAACCTGATGAGTTAGAGGAAACGGAATACATCCAAAACGATAGATTAAATAACGGGTCTTGGTCAATATCGCCAACCTCTACATTTGATTTTGAATATATTGAGGAGGGTACTACGAACTCAGTTTCTATGTAAGCTCCTGCTTTGGGGTTATTATTTATCGCGCTAGCGTACAAGCCAATCATATTCCCAGAAGGAGTGTCGGACCCTAGAGAGTTACTGGATGTTGCGACAAAAACACGCCCAGATAGAGCTAAGTCGTCTCCAGGATTTAAAGAGTTGTCTAAGGGGCTAAATCGGGTCCATCCATCGATTTCTAGAAGCCCTAAGTCTCGACCTTCTGCTTGGTTTACCACAACAGGGTCTATATCTAAAATTTCTTCAAAATTAGGGTTTTCAAGTACTGACATTCGTTCAGAAAAATTACCATTCCGAATTGCGCTTAATCCAGAACCATACTCAGTCAGAATCGGTGCACTAATAGTGGGGTAATACCCACTAGGATGAAATCCGGCAACTACAGAAGAAGGGTAGAATTTTCCATGCCGCCATTCATAATCTTTCTTAGCTGAACCTAGTGAAAACGCTGCTATCCCGAAATTCGAAGTGTCCACTAAAGCTGTGGTATTCGCAGAGACAGCTGAAGGGGACGACGGTCTGGTCATGTAATTGACGATATGCTCTGCCGCAGAGTCAACAATCATATTTTCCTGAGAGAAGAGAACTTTCTCCTTTCCTTCTCGTGTGTGTACTAAAGAAACGTGGCCAATCATATTAATTGCTGCTTACGTAGTATGTAGTTCCGCTTAGGGTTGCTTGTGTATCCGGGTATCCCGAGGTGTCCCCCCCATAAGTATCTAAGTATTCCATGCGGGAGCCTCCACTAGTTTCAAATGTGCTGTTCGACGTTCCTGCATCTCGACTGTAATCTCCAGTTGTTAAGGAGTTGAAGTGGTGTACCACGCGAGCTAAAGAGTCGAAGCCCCACGGCTGCACCTCCTTATTATAGTCTTTGTTTAAGATAAATACTTCATCTATTGTGAGGGGTTCCGTAGAAGTTGTCAAAGGATTGAAAAATTCAATCGCATAACCTCGACCCTCTTTGTGTGCGGGTCCATATGTAGGATACCAACTAGTAGTTACCGGCTGCTCTGTTAGGTTGTTGCGGGTGTGGAAAGGAAGCCTGATGGACGCAAATCCACCTTCTACAGAAGTAAACGGAATATTGAATATTGAATCTTCTACACCATAAGGCTTCCAGGTTAACGAATCAAAATCAAAATGAAATCTTTGAGGCGCTCCCTCATTTGAACCTAACAAGTTTCTAAAATTGGGGATACCAAAAGTACTAACGCGAACACCAACCAACCCAGGGCTATTATCTCTCATCCTAGCCCAAACATCCATTTCATAGTTTGAATCCGGAGAAAGGGAATTGTGGGTTTTAAGGCTAGAGGTTGCAAGCAAGGATATCTTTCTGATGTTAATGTCGTTGAATGCATTTGTCCACCCGGAGGAATAAGGACCATTTGGTAGTAATGACACTGAGTAGAGGTCCCCCCTGGAGAAAGAGGCATCAGCAGAAAACGATAAGGAACAGGTGGCATAGTTTGAAACCCCAGCGCTAACAACGGGACCTGAAGCACCAGTGGACCCCCAAGTTCCATTAGCTTGTAAATACGCAGTGGAGTTATTATTTTTTAATCTGGACTCGTTAACTATGCGGATATTAAACCCACTACAGGTTGCGTCACTCGAAGAGGAGTCCACAGTTAAGGTGTATTGCTGCGAAGGTATTAGTTGGAGTGTGATACCATTTTCCGGGTCTGCTGCTGTCCTTATGGCTGCGGAATCATTGTCTAGCCAATCCCCGGAACCACTTACATGAGCAAGCACGAAAGAGGAAACCGTTGAAGACACAAGAGATATAGTCCCGCTGCCAGCGCCTGTTTTATTCCAAGTCGTGTAGCGGTTAACATCTAATAAATCCCAAGCCGCCAAACTTGACGTACTCGGATGATATCTACGCGCGGGCATATGGCTACTCTGCGATTCAAAAGAAGGGTCGTTTGTTAACTCCTCATTTTTACCTAAAACAAAACGAACACTTGCACTTCGGTGTGTCTCAAGACCTTCATTAAAGATTGAAACACTCCCTGTGCCTCCGAATATATCTGCGTTTGTGGAAGAATCGAATCGATTCAATACAATTAAGGACCCGGACTCATCCTTGGGGACAACTAGCTCGACTGAGCTCGCAAGACTTGCGTTTGCTATTAAAATCTGTTCAGTAGACGAATTAAGGTCTAAGAGAGAAACAAAAGAATCTTTAACCTCAGGGTCCATTAAACCTTGTCCGATTAAAACAGGACCTCCGCTAAAAGTTATGTACTTATCCTTTTTCATAGATGCGGGTGCCGCTATATGTTTCCAGTGGGGGTAATCCCTAACAAGCTCAAATCTGCCCTCGTTCGGGTATGCATTGTGCGAATCTACTTTACCCGACGTAAGTCTCCCCCAAAAAGAAAAGTCTCCATTCCAAACAATAGGACCAAAAACATGAGATGCTAGAGAATAACCTCCAAACATGTGCCTTACCAAAGCCCCATTCTCATATGTCGAACTCGTTTCTGTCCTTAAAACACTAGAAAAATCCCTAACATAACTATTGTACATTCTATGGATTCCATTGCCGAATGAAAAATTCTCTATGTTAGAAGGGACATCCCCAGTCAAATACGTAGAACGACTGAATATAGATTGGTGGATGCCTGGAACGTCATTCCTGAAAACCACAGGAAAGCAAGAGGAAACCGGAATACCTCTACAAGGGAACGTAGAAGATAAATCAATCCCTGAGTAAGATGCAGACACATCTGTAACGCCTGTTCTTCCAAAAGAAATATCATTAGAAGCATCGTAAATCCAACCATGTGCAGAGGATTCGGGTGAAAAATATTCCCCGGAGGAAAAATTAAAACCTTTCGGGATGAATTCTGATGTGTTCATTTCACCTGCTAGCGCGCTAGGTGTTGCGGACAAAGAAAGGAACATAGGAGGGAGAGGCATGGCCCTCCCAGACCGTGTGTGCCTTAGAGGTGTTAGGGAGCCCCGGAGATTTCTCCTTCTTAAAGTATTTCTGCCCATAGTTCCGGCAGTTGCACTCCAGAATCCTGAATCGTGAGCGGGTACCCGTCTTCCTTTTTGAAACGTAAGTGATGAAAAGTTACCAGTACCACTCACCCCAAGAAACGCACAGGTTTGGTAGTTTTTAATAGTATCGTTAGTTAACTCATTGAATGGAGTGGGTAATTCTAGGCAAAACCGGACACCAGAAGCTTCGTGAGTGTCAGAAAACTCTTCAGTGTTAACAAGTTTTACAACAACGTGAAAAGGCGTGAACTGATGAAGTACATCTGCAACGGCACCCATTATCTCATCTTGCGGATAAATTAAATCTTCGAACGCATACTTGAATGCGGATACCGCAACCTCAGAAACCACAGTGGAACTTTTAGAATTCCAAAAATCAAGCAAACCTAACTCTTTTGAACTTCCTGACGCAACAACAGACCTCCAGTTAGGGGGCATGTGGCTTGCACTTGTGTAGAATTTAAAATTGGAATTTTGACCCTGTAGCAAGCTTGAATCATAAGAATTATCTCTTATGAAAGATATCGCAGATGCTACCGTCGTGGCAGAGACTTCATAACCTCCAGCAGTCCTATCCTTTTTTAAAATATCGGAAAGGCTAGACAGAACACCATCGGAAATAAATGAGTACTTGAAAAACTTCTCCTCTTCCCAAGGAGGAACTTTATTACCATTAACACCTCTATAAGTAAACCCACTAAAGGAATTATCCTTTGTAAGGGTTTGCCAAGACTCTACAGAGAATGGTTTTCTGGGAGCAATTTGGATGTTCTCGTACTTATCATGCAAAACCTCTAAAATCCTATCCACAGCAAATCTGTAATTGTTGTCGTGATTCGTACTGTCGAAGGGGGTAATCCCTAGTTGATATTTAATGTTTTCGTCGTATACCCCTTCCCTCAAAGGTGCAGACTCCGTTACAAGCAAGTAATATAGTAGCCTGGGGAGATAGGTTTCCCAAAGCTCTAACATATCATCCATAACGTTGAATACGTGTGAAGGGAAGATTAGGCTCATCGCATCTCGCATTGACCTTCTAGTACCCTTCGACTTGTATAGGTAAACAGCTTTCCTTAGCTGAGACCTCCAATTTTCGGAATCCCCGGAAATAAATTTCCAACCTATCAAAGCTGCTAAGTATGGAAGAAATTCCTCAGGGCAATCTTCTACAGAAACTAAATCTTCCAACTCCGATACTACTTCATCAACGTCGTAGAAAGAGTAAGCAACTGCTTTCAAAAACTGAAAATACGGACCCGCTGACTCGAGTTTATTAATATCAATATTTGAATCAAAAAATAAATCAAATAATCGGTCAAACTCGGCAGACTTCTCGTCCCTGGGATTATACCAAACCCCTATGATAGTTTTTAAAGCGTCTAGAGTCTGCGTTCCAGACGTGTACGTTCCAGCTGATACGGCACTAGCATCAAGAGCAAAATCACTATTGATATAATCCTTGTAAGAAGATACTACTTCCCTATTTCTCCAAAAATACTCGCACAGACCCTGTATCAAGTCCCTTGTTGTAATAGTTTTGCCTAGGTAAGCACCTGAAACAATTAAATCAGTTACGATAGCTGAAGGGGCAAAACCCCCGACTGGTCCGCTAGTATTTAGAATATACAGCCAGGAGTAGTTCTCTAGAAGGTAATTATGCGCAAGAAGCGGAGTGTTAACAGAGGAGACATTCGCGGAAAACCCGGATACAAACGCATCCGTTGGAGAATTCAAATGAAAATATGGTTGCAGAGTTCCCGAAACAAAGGTTTCAAAATCTGCTCTCGTCTTGTAGTTTGCAACGCTATCCCCGAGCGCCCCTATAAGCTTACTTTCCAAGCTTCGCGGTTCAATTTCCAAGCAGGAGGATGGTTGGGAAAAGTGAGAACGCAAGGAGGAAGCTGTAGACCCGGAAACCGGAAATACCTCAGTTGTTTTCCTTGCAAAACCAAAAAGCCTAGAAAGAGCTTCGTACGTTGGTTCTTTTTCTGTTCCGTAAATAGAAACATCAGTATCGTAGTAAACTGCTGGACTTAGCAGTTTAACAGCATCAACATAATTTGCCTGTCTATAAACTTTACTTGGATTTGACGGCATTATACAAACTCTATGTTAATCTCCAAGTTGTTGAGCTGCAAAATTTCATTAAACATGAGCTGTACATCCTCGTTTAAGTTGTCAACTTTAGCATACCTAATCGAAGGCTCTTTTGAAAGCTTTCTAGGTATTGATAGAAGTTCAAACTTCTCACCAAACTCCTGATTATCAACTTTAAACTGTTCTATTATCAGGTCAGCGGCTTTTCTTTTGATATCAGTCTCCATTCGCTCGTAGGCTTTATTTGCAATCACTGTAACAACTAAATCAACGGTCCTGACCAAACCATCCACAATAGTAATTTCATCGGTTAGCATCTTTACATCATTTAGGTAATCTAACAACTCTTGCTTAAAAACTAAGGATGCTCTCTCTAAGTGAGTGTCGTTCGCTTTAGACAAAACATAAATATCAATCATGTTAGCCCCCGCTCCTGATTTTCTCAAGGAAGCAAACCCTTTTGAAACACCTCCATTTGTAGATACAAACGAATTAGTAAACGTTGTATAATCCTCTCCTGTAACAGCTCTATATTGAGTCTTAAAGAAATAAGGACCCCACCTTCTAGCGTGTTCCATCGTTTCAGAGTTTTGACCTCCAGACGACCTAGTAGGGTTTGAAACCGTAACAGAAATATCATTATCAGTGCTGTGGCTTACAGGGATACTAATACTTATATAATTTGAGGGTATGTTACCTCTCGAGCCACCACCTTCTCGGTAAAAAACCTTAAAGCTCTGGTCGCCGAGAGGGCTTTTGCCCCGTACACCGTCCCCAAACACAAGGTTGGCCGCGTAATTGTCAGTGTATACCTTTTGAAAGACAGGGTCTGAACTTCCACTTGCCAAGAAAAGATTTTGTATTTCATTATAAATTGTGCCATCCTCAGCAGAAACAACAACGCTACCCTCGGTAATATCGGGGACACTAAGTTCTATAGTTTTTACTGTTTGTGTGTTTGAAAACGTACCTTCAGTTTCGTGCAAAGTACCTTCCAAAAGAATAACATTATTAAACTGAGCTCCCCCAGATGCAACAGATTCATCAAAGTCAAGAACTATATCCTCCACCTCTAACTCAATTTTACCAGTTGTGGTATCGTACTTGTACAACGTGTACGCTAAAACCCCTCCATCTTTTGTGTGGGGAACT